CCAGAGGCCGCAAAAGACGGCTTGAAAGCAATCTTCTGCTAGTACACTATGTACGGTTCACAGAGCTGGGCTGGCGTAATACCGGAATGGATGAGATATAATTGTCCCAATAGTGCTTCCAATGCGGATGGCACAAATCGAGAACAGCCGGCAGTTTAAATGGCTGTAATTCGGTTAAGGAATTGAGATAGTTTTCAATGAGCAACTGCGTCTCAATAGTTAAACCGAATTCTTCCTCTACTAACATTCTGGTCTTCAATGGTGGTTCTGGGAGTAGTCCATCATAATGTTCACACATCTCGTCAAATTGTATGCGCTCCCACTCAGACATGTACCCGGGTCGAGCCCGGTATTTGTCTGTGACACGGAGAGCGTAACGCGCTAATGACGTGAGAACTGGACATCCACCATACTGGTAGGCCATGGATAAAGCTTTACACCTTAGCAATTCCATTTTTCGCTTTTGTGACGATCGAGCATATCTTACGGTTGTCAGACCAAACGTGACGAATTCTTCGAGTGGAGAAGTCACGTTAATTTGGTCATCTGGATCAAAAATTAATCCGCAAAAAGATGCACGTGAGATGTCAGCTAACATCTCGATCTTGATTGTAAAACCAAGACTTTCAAAATCTTTGGCAGTGGGATAATGCTCCATCGTAAACAGACCATCATCACCTTCCACGACGCCGAGAACGTCTTTTAAATCGTTCCCCAGACGCTTCGCTAAAAATAGCATACACATCAGATTTGAGAACCCATTCCCTAAGGAAGTATTCATCTCTCCCGACATTCGTGTGGCATTAATGTCAACGCCAAAATATTTGAAAACACAATGATTTCGACCACCAATGACGTTATGAATTAGCCAAAGCCATTCATCCCGTGCTGGTAAATATTGTGTCATGTACTCGTAGAGCACAAATTCAATGGACTGCATAATCTGCCTGCTAAAATGTGACTCATAGGCAGTGTAGTCTGTCGCCATAAATTTGCGACCATGTCCGAGGCGGGCCAAAATATAGGCTGGCCTTAGTCTAACTGGAACCTTCTTAATGAACCAATCGAGTTTGAAAACTTCTTTCTCGATCAATTTAAAAATTGGGCCAGTTGCGCACTTAAATTCGTCAGTACGTGAATTTATTGCTCGGGCATGTTTGTACTCAGGGTAGACCTCATCCTTCATGAAGGAATTCACCCGATGATATCGAACTTCACGACTCGAGACGACTTTAGAGTTCTTCTCGAGGAGTTCTGCACATCGCGCTGCTGAATATTTAGTGTTCTTCAGCCACGTTGGAACCGACACGTCTGAGTCGGCTGCGAGCGGTGTGAGGTTTTCGGTGCACCACTCTTGGACAAATTTTTCGATCTCTTTCAAGATACCGGGTACAGGCAACGGCGTTTTCGTTGCAAACCGCTTTTTCACCCCCTCTTCAAGGGTAACCGGACAGGATGGATCCGGATGAGGAAGAGTTGCACCCTCATAATGACACCCGAGAGTGCCAAGTACGATGGGACGCTCAACTGGAGCGACCGTATCCCAACGTTTAAACTTGACATCCTCCTTGATTGCAGGTGCCGGTGCTAATTCTACTTCCCCAAACCGGTAACCATATCCGTAGATTACTGTTGAAGAGGGCGAAAGAAATCCATCTGACGTGACCTGTGCTGCAGTTGACGATGCAGCGCATAGCCCAACAAGGCCACGTTAGAGGTTGTGTGGTTGCCGTCCATGAAGTCATACCGGTCCTGATTGACAGTAACTATGTTCTTCAAGGCGTTATTAATACGCAACCACGCATGCTCATCGGTCTGTCCAATTGAAAGGACAGCCGGACAATTGAGCTGACTCAACATCTCAACCGAGACTACAAAGCTTTTCTGGCATACTGTTCCGAAATTGAACTCACGATCATT